TTCTTTAGGATTAGGTTTGTACGGCTCAGGTTCAAAACTTTCTGCTGTTCTTAAAGTGTTTTTGAACAATTTAATTAGTCTTTCTTCCGCAAGAAATCGACCGTAATCTGTTGTGCTTAGATTGTCTGCCATATTAAAAAATAGTATAGATCCAAATAGCAGAGCTATCACTGCTGCATTCCTTGAGTCTGTACCTGACCCATTTGAGCTGGTGCAGTACCTACGCGGCCTATTTGCGCGTTCTGTGCTTGCTGTACAGCGAACTGATATTGTCCAGCGTACTTCTGAAGACGAGCAGCAAAAGCTTCATCTTCTTGCAAACGTTGCTGAATGTCTTGCTGCTGGCTGTACTGCTGAATAACTTGTAAAGCCGCTTGAGCGCCACTTGGACGCGCTGGAACTTCGATACCTGCATAAATTTTAGATAAGTCATCTGTAATATCCTTAAGTAGTTTTTCCTGTGCAACCTCAATGGGTTCAAGAACACCATCGGCAAGCACTGGATCAACTGAACCTGCTATCAATGTTAGCAAGTTATCTACATTTATCCTTCCGTTGCGATCTAGCTGTAGAAGGGAAACCATTTGATTTAGTTTGTTTTCCTGCTTCTCTGGGTCTGTGTTCAGAACATCGTAGCTAATTGTAACATCGAAGTTCTCATCAGCGTTCCCCTTGTTAAACGTCTGCGGATCAGGTACACCAGTAACCCTAAAGAATATCTGGTCAGGCCCGAACCTTTGAAAGCAACGGTAGCACTGCGATATAACCTCAGCGGAATGGCTAAGGAACTTATCTACTAAAAACTGCTTCCTAATCTGTGAGATTGGAGATACTTCATCTAGGCCAACAAGCCTATCTGCTTGCTGCTCCATTGTCTTTTCCATCTCAAGTGAACCCTGGTTGTACGGAGGCGTAGGCCCAAAATCTATATCGCCTTTACGACGATAAGGAACGTACCTTCCTGGCCCCCAGTCCGTAGGAGCCTGTCCTACTGGGTGTAAAATTGGAGGGACGGTGGCAAGGCTATTCCTGTCGATACGGCTATCACGTTCTATCTTTACTTGTTGCTGTATTCCTTTGAGTAGACTTGGGACAGTCATCGTGTCGTACAGTCGCTTGCTGTCTTCAGATAGCTTAGTAACTACTACTGGGTAATCTTCGTAGCCGTTAAGCAACTCAAACTTTGCGTACCCAGGAATGTCACCATCACCACTGAACTCCTTGTGGAATACTGTGCAGTATATCCCTTCAGAGCCGTCCTCCTTATCAACTAAACGTTGAAATCCATAAACTATTTCTATTAGCTCTTCAGCTTCGTAAGCATTATCGGTAAGACTTAGTGACCGACGACCTTCCTGCTCACGCTCGATAGAATCTATATTAACCCCACGGTAACGATCAATAACGTGTTCTACAAAATCTTCGTCCCATCCATCGGTAGCTATTTTATTTTCTAGCTCCTGTGCCGTGTAGTACGTTTTCCAAAAACAGTAAGGTGCTCGCTGTGGATCGGTAACATACGGAGGGAAGATAAAGTCCCCATCTGGAGCTAACGTCTTTACCTCTGGTGCATTTACCTGACGGCGTACAACTGGCAACTCAGCAGATCCAACGTCCGCCAGTTCAGCTAGTGCGTTCTTTGCTCGCTTAACTGTAACGCCATCAAAGGTCTGTTGCAGCATAGCTACCATCTGGTCTTCGTTCTGACCCGAAAGGATCATCTCAGCCAGCTCAGGGCTTACCTGGGCTATCTGGTTAAGATCTAGCCTCTGAAGGAACTTCCTATCCTCTGAGTGCCATCCTACGTAGCTTATAAGCAATCCACGCTCTAGCAAGTAATTAGCCCCTAGCTCCATCTCACGATTAAAACGAGAAATGTACCCAGAGGAAATCATCCACTTAAGGAAGTTAGAAACTATCTTAGCTCTGCCTACATCCTGAACCTCTACTGGGAAAGCCCTAATATTAGCCCTAGACAAAGAAGCCATAAACAGGGATACAAGCCTAGTAATTCGCTCATCAATAACATGACTCTCCATGTCAGATGCACCCTCCCAGGGGAAAGCATCAGCACCGTGCTTACGAAGGTCTCTGCTCTTTCCAGGCCACCAATTACGGCGCTCGTCATAACTCTCTCTGCACAAATCAAAGTACGCCTCAAGCTCAACCACTGATTGGTCGTAGGCGTACCGAAGGGAATTGATGTCTGGCTCAGCACTAACGTAGGTTAGTGACTCTGAAACTGAATCACTCTGCATAAAATCTGCCTTTAATATCTTCTAGAAGGTGGTTTACGTACCACTTATGAACACCTATTCTATCACACAATTCTGATGGGGGTATATCTTGTTGATCTTCGCCCTTAATAGTCCTAACAAATATTTCCCAAGCAAGAAGTCTATCGACCTGCTCATCTATAAATGCCTTGTCTACAACTAGGTTACGCAACGTATCTGTAGCTTCGTCCTCTAACATCTTCTATCATTTCAATGGTTATTGTCTTTCCCTTCATCTTGCCCTTGTATCTCCTAGGGATAACCACAGGTACTTTCATCTTGATCTCGTCTATGTAAGCAAATACATAGCTAGGGTTAGGAGCTTCTGCCAGTACCTTGCCTTTGAAGTGCTTAGGAACAATCTCTTCGATGTACATACAGTCAACTAAAATCTTCTGACCTTCTTCATTTACCCAAGTGTTCCTGCCCTTGCCTGTAAGCATTTCAGCAGATAACTTTCGTTTAGCTAGGTTAAGAAACGAATCAAAGCTTGATTCGAACCTATCTGCAATTTTAGTTAGTTTTACTTTAGCCATATCTAATATCCTGATCCTATGCGGGTTGTCATCATGCTTCGAGAAAGTACGTGGTCAGGGCCATCGCCTCCATTCGCCATTCGCAAATAACGAATAATATCAAAGAAGTCCTTTAGCGGCTCATCAGCCTTACCTGAAGCGTTGTAGTTAATTAAAGAGTCTATTAGGTTTCCGCAGTCCTCATGCACGTAGCACCTAGGTCTGTTAGCGGAATCTATTGGTACGTTTGGATTGTAGCTGAACCATTCGTCTATAGCACTAATGCCTATCTCTTCCATTCTGCCATCTGAAGGAATAAAGGTCATTCCACAATCATCGAACTCAGTGAACAAGTCATCGTTGTCGGAGTTCTCCTTAGCAAAGTACCGACTATCACCTATACGCTCAAATACTTCTATCTCAATGTCATCCTCTATCTCCTCGAACAGATCAACGTACCCCTGTATGTTGTACCCTATCTTCTTTGATGCTGGCCCATAACGCCACTTAGGATCACCGAACACTGCCCATTCTCCGTAGTAGTCCCTGTCAGGCCACTCCTTACGGATGTACACGTCTCCCATTTCGTTTACCGCTGCCCATATAGCCACGTAGTTCCTAGCTCCTGCTGGGTCAACTACCTGATAGCAAGTATACCTATGCTGGTCAGATATGTCAGGGAAGGACATACCGTACTTATTAGGCTCGTCATTTAATACGTTAACCTCAGTGTTAAACAAGGGCAACAAAGAAGTCATGCTCTTAACGGGTATACCGTAAGCACGTACTAGTATCTCTTCTTCTGGTCTGCCTCTAAGGTCTTTAGCTATACGCTCATAACCACCAAAGGGGTTCTCATCTGAGTGCAGGTACACCACTGAGGCATCCCTAGATGGGCTGTACTGCTTGATAGGGACTTCTTTATCTATAAGTACACCAGTACGAGTCTTAAGCGTTTCTACGTCCTTTAAGTACTCTGCCACAAAAGGAGTATAACCATCAATAGGAGTAAAGCCTATACCCATCTTAGCGTCCCTAGTAGCAAGTCGGAACCTAAGGGTATTTACCAATGAGGCATCACCTAGGTACTCATCTAGCCACGCACCTACATTTAAGCCATTAGCATCAGGGAAACCGAACTCAAAGCCCTCTAAGATAGTCTGGTTGTTGCTGTACTGCGTGTACGTCTTGAAGTCTACACGGGTACGGGTATCAGGGAAGATAAAGCTCTTAGCCGTAAACCCGTTTTGCATACTGTAATTAATGTACCCCTCGATGCTCTTAGTCTTCTTCTTGAACTCCTTAGGCATCATCTCCCATATAGCTGCTTGCTGCACCTTAATGGAAGTATCCTCGTTCTGGGAAAAGCATACTAAGTGACCATCATTGCTTTCAGTCACTGCTTCCATTACAATCTTTGCGAACCCAGTGGTCTTGCCTGATCTGTTACCACCAAGAACCAAGCACTCGTTGTAATCTTGCAACCCCTCCTTGATTCTTTCCCATCCAGGTAGGTTAAACCCATGACGAATAGGATCGTCCTCAGATGCCTTAATCCTGCTCTCATGAGCCTTGTGTAGCTCCTTAAGAAGATTAAGGTTATTCTCGTACAGCCAGACAATTTCCTCTGCTGTAGGAGGAGTCAGAAGGGGATGTTCAGTAAACTTAATTATTTGTCCAATCTATTTCCTCTAGCTCCTGCATGGACTTCTTAGCAACTAAGGCCAATAAGACAGCTAGGTTTTCCTGGAAGTGCTCGTCATCCATTTTATTAAAAACATCGTACTCGAATCCATCCTCTGTAACAGTAGCAACTAAAACAGCTTGCCACCCTGGAGTAATAGTGTCTAAGCACTTATGAACTAAATCTGGGTTATTGTTCATTAAATAATTCTTGTTATGTCGTGCTTAATGGGATCACTTTTAAATGGCTTGCCTTCAATTCTAGAATCTTTGTTTCCACCTCTAAATCTACTTTCGTACTCTTGTACATCTGTGCAAAAAGGCTCCTTAGGACGGAATACCCTATTGTAACCTTCGTAAAACTTGTCCCAGTTAGACACCCTATTTCTGTCGCCTTTACCGTTCATTCTTTATTTATATCTTCCTTAAGTCCGTTCGTACATCATACTGCATGAAGTTCGATTGGACATCAATTTTACTCTTCTGTCTCATGTACTACATCCGCAGGTATAGCATCATTAGCAATCTGGTTTCTTGCCTTTTCCATTAACTCCCTGTAGTCCTCGTCAGTGTAAACCTTTTCCTCACGGTTAATACTCGTAGCTTCACCCCTAGCCAATAAAGCCTCTCTAGCTGAGTTAGCCTTAGCTATACTAATATCCTTAATGTCCTTAAAGGTAGGCTTAATCTCACCTGAGTCCATGTCCTCACGTACCTTCTGAACCATATCTTCCTCTAAGGAACTAATATGCAGATAAGAATAAGACGCTAATTGACCGCCTAGTTCTCTCCATTTGCCTAAGTGGTCAGCGTAAGTAGCTAGTACCCTAACAATAGTATTCCTCTTAAACCCGTACTTACGTACTAGCTGAGTCTGAGTCTTGCCACTAGCACTAAGGAACAATATCTTAGCTGCTTTCTCAGGATCATATCTTTCTAATGCCTTAACACCATCAAGCTCAGAACTCTTAACGAACTCCTTGATCTTTTCATCTATGTCAGATAAAAGCTTTTCCTTGATTAATTCTTGCTGCACGTTATCCTTATTGCACATTATTATAATTATGTCAAGCAATACGTACCGTAAACCCCTTGAGTGCAACAATTTTTAAAGGGGTGGTTTATGTATATATAATAACAGCTGCACTCGCACGTGAACCCCCTCCCCCCTCTATTAAAGCGCGCACGCGCACCAGGTATTAAGGGGGAATTTTATCAAGAAGCGAATTTTGTTTCTGGATTGGGGATTCATTCCAAGGTGATTCATTCGCTGGGTTTAGTTTAGGGGGTATCAATTCGTTACCAATTCGCTTAACTCCTTTGGTCTTTTCCCCTTCACTGCGTTTGGATTGTACAGTATTGAATCAATTCAGTCAACCGATTCTAAAGTTTTTTGCTTAAAATCGTTATTTGTAAATTGCCTTTATTCAAGTACTTACAGATTCGCCTAAAAATAATTGAAAATAATTATCGCCATCTTTCCCCAATTTGGTAGATTTTTGGCGTTTTCAATTAATTCAATCAATTCAATCTATCATCACCATGAATCACCAAGAAAAAAAACTCGGATCGGAAAAACTCGGATTGCAAATTAGGCAGGTAGGGCTAGACCTTGAGGAAAAAAAAGAAATCTTTGAAACTCTTTTAGAGTGTGAAATTTTAACAGAGGGCGAATTGAGGTTGGTTTGTCACGTCGCTGGAAATACCCTTGAGACAGCTCGCGCAGTACTTTACTCAAAATTGGGTTTCAATTCTCTTTCCCAATGGAAAGAAGAAGAGGAATCAATGATTTAAAACCACTAACACAGAGGAGATTATCACCATGAAAAAAACCATCACAAAAACAGAAGACAAAACAATCCGCTTGAATCTCAACCACTGGTTTAGGGTTTCAAGTTTAGAGAATCGCCACAGTGGCGCTAATTGGTACGCTGACGCTCGTAAATTCACCATTGAAACTGCGGAAAAATTCGGTGTGGATCGATACAAAGTTGCGGCCGTTGTCAGTTCCCTCTCTCCCAATAATAAATGGGAGAGAAACAAGATTGACGCCATCGCAGTGATCAACGCATGGCAAGCTGGACTTGATGCGGATAGCGTGAAAGTCTGTACTTATGGCGCGAATAAGCGCAGAGCATTTAGAATTCTAGATGGGGAATTGATTGCGGAAACATCACCAAAAACTCACGCATTCGCCATGAATATCGCGCATCTTTCGGAATCTCATATTACGATTGATAAATGGCATATCCGCGCTTGCCTATGTTCTCCAGATCAAGGCATCGTTGATACTGTGGAGACCATCACCGCAAAGCAGTACAGACGAATTGAGCGAATAACGGCGGAAATTGCGCGTGATCATGGGTACAAAGGATTCGAATTCCAGGCCATCTTATGGGTAACGATCAAGGAAGTTTGGGGCCGATAGTCACAAACCACAAAAACAAAGGAGAAAACAACATGGATCCACTATTGAAACAGACACAGAAAGACGTTGCCAAGCACTACGCACGTAAGATAGACCTTGCGGGATTGGCAGAACTAGAGGCAATTGATAAAAAAATTGAACGACACTATAACAACGGCACGCTAAGCGCTGAGGATTTCGGCAAGCTATCCGTCCGAACCATGGAGGAGATTTGTAGGTATCCATCAGAGCAAGAAGCAAATCAATGGGGGGAGCTGGATTAATGGACACTGAAACGATACGAATCATAGCAGGGGCGATTGTCCTTGCATCACTACTGGCAACAAAACTACAGGAAAGGAAAAGCAAATGATTGATTGGATATTATTACTGACTGCACTGATAGCGGTCGAATCGAGCGGAGATCCTAACGCAATAGGAGATAATGGGAAAGCTTATGGATGCTTGCAACTGCACTCAGCATACGTACAGGACGCAGCAGAGTACGCTAGGCAAGATTGGACGCACGAAGACGCATTCGATCCCGAAAAATCGAAGCAAATCGTTAGGGCGTACATGGCGAGATACGCAACAGAGCGTAGACTAGTCAGAACTCCGACATATGAGGACATTTCAAGAATCCACAATGGAGGCCCTATGGGGTTTAGAAAATCAGCTACAGATAAGTACTGGCAGAAAGTGAAGAAAAAGCTTGAACAGCTAGGGGTGCAGGGTCTTTAATGGCATCTTCACTAACAAAATAAACATAACAATACGCATGAAAAACAAAACACACACACACAAGGCACTCGAAGGAGTGCTTACAGACATAGAGGAGATCCGAAAGGATGTAACGAGTGGCGAGAGAGTATTTGCAGATATGCAGCTCGATCATTTAACTAGAACTGTAAGGTCTATCCAACGGGAACAGCTCCCAATGGACGTGGACGACGCAAAGGCCGAGGGATTATCTTACGCATACAACGACGCTGCCGACAATCTCAACAGCTTATCCGCTAGGATTTACGACATATGCTCGCCAGGCATCTGCTCGCCAGGAGAGTGCAATACCACGCCATGAGCAAGTGTTATTACAGCGAGTGGAATCAGGGCAGCCTATCGAGAAACCTTATGGTTGACGAGGAGTTACCCGAAACAGATGATACGATCTGGCCAGAAAAACCTGAAGGAATTTTGGCAGATCTTTTAGATAGAATAAACATGGAGTACCAAGAAATCATAAAACAAAATGAAACCAAATAATACAATAGAAGTAAAAGTAGAAGACGTACGCTTTGACGTGCAAATGGATGGAGACTGCCCACAAGATATGTTCGCTGATGGGGTATGGCTCGTTGGCTCTGTTCAGGAGCTATCGTGCGTACTAGACCCTAAGGTCTACGATGCAATCGAAGAGGCAGCACGGCAAGAAATCATAGAGAGGCAGTACGATGGTGCCATTGAGAGATACATGGAGGAGTGCATAGGATCATGACTAAAGAACAGAAAGAAAATATACAGAAACAGAGTATGTGCTACGCTGATGTTAGCAGTGCGTACTACCTAGGAAAGCAGTTCGCCCTTAAGTACGGGAGTCAAGTGCTAGGCACAAGCTCTACACCATTCGGAGCGAAGCAGGCTAAGAACCGACTTCAAAACCAGCTTGGCGTAAAGGGCGTAAAGGTTGTACCACTAGAGAAGGTGGTGCAGGATCATAGAGAACTGATGGAAGGCCCATGCGGTAAGAAGATCATGAGGGCAGTCGGTCAAGAAAAATACGATGCTGAAGTCCAGAGGATAGCCGATCTCCTGAACCCAGTCAACGATAGCGAAATGGAGGCCGTTAAGGAGGTAGCATTGGACAACCTTATGAAGAAGGCAGTAATAGAAGCCATACCATGGGGGACACTAGTAAGATAGTTATGAAGTACAACACAGAAAAAATACGCGCACTAGGCATAGATCCTAGTGACCTGAGAACTTCCCTGTACTGCCACTGGGAGATGGAGAAGCTGGACTATCACCTAGACAGGATGGTTTCCTACTTGATTGAGAACAGGTTACCACACGCACTGTCCCGTATAGTGATTGATGAGATCGAGGAAGGCAAGGATGAGCTAAGGAAGATCTTCGATTACTTGTACAAAAAGGAGGGTCGGCTTGACAAATGAAGAAAGTTTGTCCAATTCCTTTCTGCGGTAGTAATACCATCAAAGATAGTTGCACCCTTGCCTTGAAATCAGGCGTACCTAGTGGTACAAGGGACATCGGTTACCAGAACTCGCCCGTCTGGTTGTAAAAAGGATTGCGAAAGCAATGGCTAATGCCTGACCAAAGAGGATCATAGTGACGTACCGAGTCCTCTCAGGCACCAGCTCTACATTGACTCATTACAGGGATCAAGGATAGAATGGTTAGTCCCTTGTAGGGGCTAATTGTACCCAGATACAACGATCTATTAAGGGATTAGAGGACAGATTAAACTATGGGATTAACGATAGAACAACAGCACGTGATGGACTGTATGCTTACTGGCAGACAGGGCAGTAGACTAATATGCTTTGGGTCAGCGGGTACAGGTAAGTCATTTCTGATAAAAGAAATAGTTAAGACATTCGATTGCTCGATCTTAGCAGCACCAACTGGCAGAGCAGCTACTATCATTGGAGGCAGTACAATACATAAGTTGTTCGGGATACCATCAACTCATCCAATCAATCCAGACTTCAAGGAGCAGCCAGTACACAGGCAGAGGTTCAACGATCCATCTTGCAGGTACTTCGGAGGACAACGCAAAGAAGTTCTGAAGCACTGCTCGTGGATTATATTGGATGAGATTGGTATGGTAAGATGCGATCACCTTGACTTCATTGAAGCAGCGTTACGTAAAGCTCGTGGATCTTTCGAGCCATTCGGAGGAGCTAAGATTCTGTGCGTTGGAGATGTCGGCCAGCTTCCACCAGTTGCCCAGGGCAGAGATGCTAGTACATTAAAACGTTACGGTTACAAGGCTCCGTTTGGATTATTCCAGAGCAATGTACTGAACACTGACTTTCATCAGGTCAGTCTTACAAAAGTAATACGCCAGGAAAATCCTATCGAGGCTAACATCTTGAACAGAATTAGAGTGGGTGCTCAGACCAGAATAGATATTGACTATCTGAATACACGTGTGCAAGCACCTGATAGTAAAGCAGTTATACTGACTCCACTCAGGAAGATACGTGACGATATCAATAAGAAAAAACTTAATGACTTACAAGGAAGGCTATTGTGTTTTTCCGCCACTCGAACTGGATCGTTCAAGAAGAAGCGAGACAAGGATCTTCCTATCGAAGAGAAGATATACTTGAAAGATTATTGTCGTGTAGTTGTGAAAGCAAACATGACCTATAAGGTGATGGGAGTTACGCAAAGGATTGTGAACGGAGACACTGGTACGTTTTATGGAGTTGATAAGCGTGGCCGTATGATTATTCACAGGGACTCCGACAACAGCATGATTTACCTAAAGCCTAAGAAGTACCAAGACAGTACGCCCAAGGTTACGATTGAGGATGGAGAGGAAAAGGTTACCGACGAGAGCAAGGGTCAGTACATTCAATTCCCTATCCAGCTAGGGTACAGCATGACGATCCACTCCAGCCAAGGAAGTACGCTGAACAAGGTACATCTACAGCTACCAAGGCAAGTACCTATGGCTCCAGGTCTAACTTACACAGCCTTATCTAGAATCAAATCGTTCTCTGACTTGACATTATCCAGAGATCTGCAAATGTACGATATATGGAGCGACGTTTCCGCTTCTTTTCACCATCAACAGTACGAGTTTAGTTACTAGTACATAACAAGAAACCAATAAAACATATGAGAGACACACGATACTGGAAAAAAGACAACGCAAAGGGAGGTTACTGGAGTAAATGCCGTGACCAAATAAGCAATGAGCAAGCCAATGACGGTAGAGTACTACACAAGTACACTAAGCCTTCACCTGGCGAGAGATGGCAGTACACTACAGATAAACTGTTCGGTAATATCGAGTCCGTTTACATCGACAACGGAATGTACGGTGAGGTTCTAAACATAGGACTTCAGAACGATCAAGGAGTAGATGTACTTAGCGTACCTGTATGGAAAGACAAAGCCAACGGTAAGTTAGCTGTTGATTTCAAGGGGATCGCTAAGAAAATTCCTAACATCTCTGTTCATTCTCCTTTGAGTGCAGCTACTTGGATAAACTCTAAGGGAGCTTACACGTTCAAAGATCCACAGGGGAATGAGCGTACAATCGTACCTATCTACATCACGATGCAGCAAGGTGGAGCTAACGTTGCTTCAGCGTTCCCTTATGAGGACGGTAAGTACGTTGGAGTTCCTGAAGCAGATTCTGCTAAGATCGGGGACAAGACGTACTTCGACTTCTCTAAGCAGAACGACTTCTTCGTGGACACAGTTAATCGCTTCATCCAAGATAATCAATCTGTCTTTGAGGAACGTAAGGCTAATCGCTCCGCGACTCCTGCTGAACAGGAAAGTCAAGAGCCTAAGAACATTCCTGTCACAGCTAATGCTGCTGACGATAGCGACGACGATCTACCGTGGTAAGTATGAGTGAAACTAAATGGATTCAGGGGAAGCTTGTTAAGCAGGTGTACAAAGATTCTGCTAACAACTTCCAACTTGAGCGTAAAGATGGTTCAACATTCGGCCTCATATACAAAGGTTCTCCTCTCAGTAAATACGAGAGGGGGACTGAGGTGTACGCTACTGACGCTAGTCTGTACATAGACGGTAAGGTTAAGGTGTACAAGACAGATGACCCACCTAAGTTCAAGTTCAAGGAAGACACTACAACCTGCATTGATAGCCAGGGTGAAGTCCAGCCAACTCCAACGGTACGTGAACTCACTACCGAAGAGCTTACGCTCGCTGGAATTGAGCTGTTGTTAGTCAACTCGCTTGACATAGAGGTTCAACAAGTTAGGGTACTTATTCAGGAACTAGCTTTCAAGAAACTTTCTGTATAGCGTATGTCAAAAGTGTTAGCCATCGGGGATTTGCATGAGCCTTTTTGCTTAGACAAATACCTCAGGTTCTGTAAGAACGTGGATCGTAAAGCTGGATGCAACAAAGTTGTACTGATCGGTGATGTCATCGACAACCATTACAGCAGCTACCACGAGACAGACCCCGATGGCTACTCTGCTGGCGAAGAACTAGACAGGGCCATACAGAGAATAGGTAAGTGGTACAGGGCTTTCCCTGAGGCTTACGTTTGTATAGGAAACCACGATAGGCTAGTCCATCGCAAGGCTTACACAGCAGGAATATCTAAACGCTGGGTCAGAGATTACAGTGAAGTCCTTGATGCTCCTGGCTGGGAGTTCGTTGAGAGCGTTACGATAGACAACGTAGTGTACTGTCATGGAGATGGCAAGAAAGCTATTCAAAGAGCCAAGCAGGATATGCAATCAGTTGTACAGGGACACTACCATTCTGAGTGCTACGTTCAGTGGCATACGGGAGCTAAGTGTAAAGTGTTCGGTATGCAGCTAGGATCTGGGATAGACAAGGACAGTTACGCTATGGCTTACGGAAAGTACGGCCCTCATCCAGCTATAGGATGCGGAGTAGTGCAGCACGGTAAGGTAGCTACTAATTATTTAATGGAATTATGACAAAAGAAAAGTTTGAAGAATTCACTAAGAGTTTATTCTCTAAAATGTCCAATGTACTAAAGGACAAGAACAACGACTACACCGCAATGAGCACTGACGCTTTCGCTAACTTTGAGCAAGCTAGGGAGTACGGAGTAGATCCTCTTATCGGACTGTGCGTTCGTATGGGAGACAAGATAAAGAGAGTGCAGACGTTCTGCAAAACTAAATCCCTAGCAGTGGAAGACGAGCACGTTGAGGATGCCTTCGAGGATATCATCGGGTACTGCACAATAGCTTTAGCAATGATTAAAGAAAAAAAAGAAAACCATATTGATTACCCATGAACGAAGACACCTGTCAAAATTGCAACTGCAACCTAAACCAAGGGTACGTGCTTACCTTTAAGACCCCAAACAAAACGTGTACTGTGGCATTAGACGATGTTGATATGATGCTGCATGAGGTCTTGGATGAACTTGTTACCCCAGCAATAGAGGGAGTAGGGTACTCCGTAAAGCCAGGACACTTAGATATTTTTTACAGAGAAGAATGATTCAAGAACAGTTTAAAGAATTAGCACTACAGGTGAAAGAGATGCTCTCATCTGATTCAGGGTACGTAAAAGAAAGCGTAGCCCCTATGATTGGTGGTGGCTTTACTGGCGATCTAATGCCAGTGGGCTATCACGTTTTTCCAGCAAGGCAGGTATGCAGAACTGAGCTAGGAAAAACTCTAATGGATGACGTAACTATGTTTCACCAAAAGGTAATAGACATAGACGATGATAACACTGTGATCGTGTACGCTGAGTCATCTCTCCTGCCTAATGAAACCATTCGGATTCTTGAGATCTGGATGCAGAGATTCTTAGAGGAGACAATGTACGAGCTATGAAGAAGCTAACAGTCAGTGAGGTGTCAGAAGCAATTGAGTTGCTGACTGCTGCTCAGACTTTTCAAAGTCAGGTAGATGTAATAACGGCCAAGATCACTAGACTGATGGGTGGGGTTAAAGATGACTTGATCCACGAGCTAGTAGACCAAGCTGTTCTCAACAAAGAATCCGTTGAATGGATTGTTGAGGAGGTACAGAGCTGGGAAAAGTACAGGCAAGAGCTAAAGCTTTGATTGAGATAAAGACAACTGAGTCCCAAAGAAATAAGGCTAAAGAGTTAGCTGAAGAAATGGGATCGCTTAATCACTCTATGCTCAGGGGTGGCGGAAACATTAGAGGGCTTCTAGCAGAGATTGCTTACGCTGATAAGTTCGGGCTACAGATTGCCAGCACGTACAACTACGATCTTCTGACAAAAAAGGGGAAGCGAGTAGACGTAAAGAGCAAGGGTGGATGGCAAGTCCCACAGCCTCACCATTGGGTAGCAGTTGAAAGAAGATTTGAACAAGACTGCGACTTTTACGTATTTGCTAGGGTCAGAAAAGACTTAGAGCTAATCTGGCTACTAGGGTGGATGCCAACTATAGAGTTCAGAAGAACGGCATTACACTTTCCTCCAGGAACACAAGATCCTGACGATCCTTCATTCAGAAATAAGTTAGACAATCTTCAAATGAGAAACAGAGACCTTAGACAATTTGATGAGAAACACAGAACTAATTTACCAAGAGCTTGAGGTAAAAGAATGGCCCCTTCTAAAAGTAGGAGACGAAAAGTTCTTTGGTTACGTTCTTTCAATGGGAGTAATGCCTAATGATTTTTGCGAAGTTCGGGAATTTAACGATATGCGACAATATGTTGACTTTGGATATAGAGATGGATACGAGAGGTACATTTTGCCTAACAATAAAAAACTCAGAAAGGATCTATTGAGATATTTATGGGACAACATGGAGGTAGAAGTATACTCCAAGTTATGGATTTATAAATTAGAAAACGGGTATAAGGTAGATTTGCCGTAGTAATCCAACATGAACAAGCTTAAACAGTCCGAGATCAAATCATTCAGAGAGGAACTCCTAATCCAACAAGGAGGAAGAGATCCTATTACAGGATTGCAGATCAAAGATGCGGTCTTAGACCACGATCATGTCTCAGGACACGTCAGATGCGTTCTACAGCGTGAAGTCAATTCATTCGAGGGTAAGGTATGGAATGCGTACAAACGCTTTATACGGCCTCTGGGAGCCTCTTATGAGGATGTCCTGATTTCTATCATAGAATACTGGGGTAAAGATTACTCAGAAAATCCTATCCATCCTAAGCACAGAACAGACACAGACAAGGTAGTCAGGGAGTACAGGCGTAGGATCAATAGAGCTAAAAGACCTCAGACAAAAGAGAAGTACAGAGTCCTGATAAGGGAGTTGACAAAGAAGCCAGAATCACTACAGTCCTAATCATGTCAGAAGAACCTACCATTTCGTACCAAGACTTATCCCAAGCAGTCAATATTATAGACCTGGCTGCTAAACGTGGAGCATTCCACGGCAAAGAACTTTCCGTTGTTGGATCTCTTAGAGATAGAATAGAAGAGTTTCTATCATCTAAAGAGGAAGAAGAAATTATCCCTCCCGATACATCAGATCCAGAGTGATCTGCTCTCCGCACGCATGGCACCTCAAGGGCAGTGGGCTTAAAAACCTGCTGCCCTTTTTTTATCTTCTTGAATTCCTAAGAGCTTCAGCCCTTACCTTACCAGAAATAACTTTCCTTTTCCAAAGGTCTATTATCTCTCCCCTAGAAGCATTATTGTTCTTAAGGTACTGAACTTTTTCTACATTAGTAAGGCCCATTAAGGTTCTTTCTCGTATACTAATGTTTTTCTTCTCGATGAACTCCTGCTCCTTTTGGTAGTTCTCTAGTCTTCTTCTAATCTCAGGGTCTTCAATAGCTCTGATTGCTCTATCCTTTGATATTTCAGGGTCAAGATCTTCGTAAAGTTCCCTAATGTTTTTCGCCTTTGTGGCCTCAAAATTCTCATACCCTAATCCACTTGAGATTCTGAGCAAATCCTTGGAGGATACCCCAGCTTCCTTCTTCATAATAGTGAAGATTTCATTCTCACTAAATCCTAATGTCTGAAGGTTTTTGTAGTGCTTAGCAATCTTGTCATAACTTTGCTTGGCCTGTGCGTTAGATCTTTGGTAGGCTGCCTGTAGGTCTGCATCCTGAAGCTCTTCTGCATCTTTGTAAAATCTTCTTTTGGTTTCCTGTAAGTTTTTTACAGAATCCATTATGTTGAACCTAGCTTGCTGTTTATTGTCTACAGCGTTTACACGAAGTCCAAAAGCTCTCTTTGTCAGATCGCCTACATCGTACTTACCCTTTCCCTCAAGGGCTTCTTCCCACTTCTTAGCCTCTCTAAGAGTGGGTGGAGTAAGCAATTCCTTAAACAAGTACATCGCTCTTTCTTCTGCTCCGTAATCCTCTTGGCTTTCTAAGATATTTCCGAAGTCATCCTTGTTAGCGATTGCATTAAGCAAAGGTCTTACAACAAGTCCACCATCAGTACCGAACTGGTCAACTACGTACTTAGTAATTGCATCTGGGTCTCCAGACAAACCAGCCTTTATAGCATCACGAATAATAGCCTGAGGAACCAAGTAAGATGGGTCTGCGTACCTGGACTTAGAGCGATCCTCATTCATTGTAGCAACGAGAGTTTTACCTCTGTCCCAAGGATTAGCTATCGTCTCTTGGTACGCTTGTTTTTCTTCATCTGTTTCTAAAGTAGTCTCATCCTTGCCCTTAAAGACATTCACTGCTCCAGTAGCTGCTGCTGTACTTCCACCAACTACTCCAATAACAGCACCAAGTCTTTTCAGTCCCTCTAGTCTCATTGCAGCCTGATCTGCTTTAGTGAGTTTTGATGGATCTATACCAAGGTTTCTTCCGAACTCGCCCTTAAGCATTTGATCGGCGTACTTAACTTGGTTGTAAACGTTTCTGAAAGTTTCTAGTGTAAAAGAAATGTACGGGTTTATGGCTGCTTTACGGCTAAGGAACTTAGCAGCACCACTAACTCTTTCGTAATTAGGAAAGGTATCATTTGTGAAGTTAGCAGCTAGGCGTTTAGCACTCTGCTCATCTAACCCAGGAAACATCTTAGAGATAGAGTCCTGATTGCTCTTCCACAGTGCGTACCTGTACGTGCTATCAGGTGCAGAGTAAACCTTGCCTAATGGATCAATGATCTTTTTCAGTGGCTTAAAGGAACCTTCAAAAGCATTACGTATATCTGATGCCTCAACGTTCTGATTTATGATACCTAAGGAAACTGCATCTTGGTAGTCATCTAAGAACGCCTTCCTGTCTCCGAGAACTCTTTGAATACCTGGTATCTTAGACAAAGCCTTAAAGTCTCCAGCGACTACCTGAGTGCCTCTACCAACGTTCTTAAAGTAACGACCTCTAGGCATAATACCATTAGAGAGAGTCAACCCAATACCAGACACAAGCTGAGTGGCGTAAGCTGGTGCATTACCCAATACGTTCTTGGCCTTAACAAATCCACTAATGCTATCCCAGGTCTTGTTAAAGTTATCCCGTTGCTTTGCTACTCTAGGACGTACCTTTTCTAAGGCTATCTCGAACTCAATTGGAACATAAATATTGGAGTCATCAATAGTTTTAAGATTAAGCTTCTCTAAGTCCTCAGGAACCATTTCACCTGGACGTAGACGAACGCCAACTCCAGACCTCTGAACATAATCAAGTATAGCCTGATCTTCCTTAGCAGCCTGTCTTAACCTAGCAGTGCCACTTAGTGTACCAAAAACCTTCTCGCTTGGATCTTTTATTTCACCAAGATATAGTTTTTCTTGCTCTCCTGGCTCACGCAGTTTTTTAAGTGATCCTTGAAAAGATTGAGGAACGTACCCTACTTCTTTGTTTTTTTGAGACCTTGCACTTACGTTTTCTAGGCTTTTAAGATGCTCTCCAGCCTGAACCATAGCGGATTCCTTGCCTATCCTTGAAGGAACCTCTTTCTTGTTTTTTATAGCTTCAGATATTTCTTCTCTGTTCTTTTTTATAATTGAATCAGCTATTTCTTCTTGAGCTTTTCGCCTTTGAGCAGGGCTACGCACAAAGTTTTTATCAGTAAAAATTCTGTACTCTCTTTTAAGGTATTTATTTTCTTCTATGCTTTGGCGTATTGTGCTTGATAGCCTTTCTCTTTCTTTTGAATCTAAGGCCCTATAAAAATCTGCGTCTATTAACTGAGCAAGTTCCTCTTGAATAGGAGCCATCTCATCCTTGAACTTTCTAAGGTCAGCAGCAATATCATTCAGCGATGAGTCAAGGTCAGCTTGACCAGTAAGGAATTGGTCAATCTTATCTTTAGCAGATGGATCTCTTTTCAACTTACTTTCTATAGTAGATCTAATCTTGTCTGCTGTTGCTTCTAGCCCATCAGCTTCCTTCCTGATTCTTTCTAAATCTAAATCAAGCTCTCTTCCGATACCAGCACTAGGAGCAATCCTAGAAACAGTACGCTTTGCTAGTCCAACTAAACCCTTAGCAGACTTAGGAAAGTTTTCTACAATATCACCTTTAGCCAAGGCTCCAGTAGCAACTTGAGAAACTGCTTTTTCTGGGTCTGCTGCATTAAGTAAGGGATCTACAACATTCTTAGCATCTCTATCTCCCCTGTTGTACGCCCTAGTAAGCTCATCTTGATTCTTTCCAGCGAACTTAGCATAAGATCTGGATAACGCCTCACCACCTGCACCTAATGCTCCACCAAGCAAAGTTCCAGTTATACCTGCTCTAATAAGTTCTTCTTGAGTAGGAAGTCTACCTTCAATAGATCCTTCAATAAGTTGTGCAGCAGGAGCACTACCAGCACCTATAGCAGCATTAGCTAAAGCAGCTTTACCAACCCTAGTAGCGAACTTACCACCCTTAGCAATCTTAGAACCTGGAATAAAATTAAGAAGAGTATCACTAACAACCCTCCCCCAACTAATATCTCCATCAGGGTTCTCAATTTCTTGAGCAGCTAAACTTCCTGTGATACCACCACTAATAGCTCCAATTACATAACCTGTACCAGCTCCTATAGCTGTACCAACAACGGGAACGGCGGAGCCTAATGCACCACCTGCTGCTGCTCCAGCGTACTTAGCACCCTCTGCAATAGCTACCTCTGCACCAAGTGCCGATGCAGTCCTGCCTAAAGACCCAGAAGTTTCATCTTTAGGTTCAGGCTTAGAGGGAAGCTTTTTTTGATTATATTGTTTTTTAACATAATCAATAAGTTCTTGCTCTGAAGTTCCTTCTGGGTACTGTACTGTAACAGTGCTACCATCGGGAAGAGAAAGTGTAGCTGTAGGCATTTAAAGATTATGGGTTTAAACAATTATTTTTTAGCAATTAAACCTTCAACTTTTTTAGAAAGTTCTTTTTGTTCTTCTTCTGTTAAGGGCTTATTAGCATATTTTGGAGCAAAGTTTTCTACAATAAATCTAAAAAGAGGACTTCTTATCCTGCCAGATTCATCATAAATAGATCCTCTTTCATCTATAGAAACTTCACGTTGTTTTGGTGCTGGAGTAGAAGAAGTCTGTTCAACAGCAGGTTCTGGTTTTGGCTCTGGTTTTGGTTTTGATTGATCTGGGTCTTGAATAAGGTTACCGTCTTCGTCTTTCATTATCCTAACTTCAGCATCACCAGTTTTTCCTTCTGCTGTTTGAAGATTTCCAACATTAATCCCAACAAGAGCTTTTGCGCTTTCAACATCTTCCATGCTTACCATTTCGCCACCAACTTTAGCACCTACAGCATTAAGCATTCTAATAGCAGCTCCATCCTCACCATTATTAAAAAGATCTTCAATCTCTTTAAAATAACCATTCAGCCCTTTTATATCCCTTAATCTAGCAGTAAGTGCATTATTAGGATCTTGAGGAACAGTAAACATTCCTTTGTATTGTCCGTTTGCAGTAATGGCATAAGCTCCATTACCTAATTTTATTGTTTTAACTTTATCAGGAGATTGTTTTGCTTTAATATCAATAAAATCCTGAATCTGATTTGGGGCCATTAAGTTAGCTTGCTCTGCGGTAAGTTGATAATCTTTGTCTTGAGATAAGCCAACAATAGCACTAGAAAAAGCCTTATCACCCTCAACCTTTCTTTCAGCAGTTTGAATATCATATACTCCTTTGGCAAGTAATTGAGATTCCCTTGCAATTCTTCTTTGACGATCTGCAAATTCACGCTCTGATGTAATAACATCATTAGCTAGTTGAACAGCCTTTCTGGGATCACCAATAAGCTTTAGAATCTCATCAGCATTTGCGTTTGTACCAAACCTTGCCTGAAACTCTGGTTTCGCCAACAAGGGCTCAATCATTTTTTTAGCAGCTTCATTCAATTCTTTTTTCTCTATTTTTTCCTTTTGCTTTTGAAGACCTGACTGAATAGCACCAATCATTTGCTGATTAGCCTGAGCTTTAATAGCAGCTATCTGTGGGAGTGCTGAGTAATCTCTGCGTAATGCGTTAAGATTTAATGGAGTTCTTGATTTAAGTGCCATAATTATATTACTTTTAATTTTTAGTCCCCAGAGCTATTAGCTAATTCCAAGTTTTTTCTTGCCATACCCAATACCAAAGTCTAAAAGACCTCCAACAACTGGGCCAGCAAATTCAGCAGCAAGTTGCTTGTCTCCTGAATCTCTAATTGCTTCAGCTCTTTGAGTACTTTGTATTAAACTTAATCTGTTACCTATATCTGTTCCAGAAACATTAAGTAAAGCATTAGGATCTATTCCAATATTAGGAGCTATTTGACTATAAATACCACCCTCAATATCTGCCATTAGTCCAGCAGTAGCTCTTTGCTGACCAAGAAGATTGCTTGCAAGTTGCAAGTTTACGTTCTTTTGTTCGGCCCGTTGTCTTCCAGCAAGCATTTCACTAATGTTTCCTAGCCCTCGCCCTCCAGATACAGCTTGTCCGTAACCAGCCTGAGTAGCATCGCGACTTTCAAGAAAAGATAACGGCCCCATTTTCCTTTCAGCTTCTGCCCCCTGCATTTCAGACCTGCGAGCAAGTGATTGCATCAGTGGGCTTTGAGCATCACGTACTGCACCAGTAATTTGGCCGTAAAGATCAGTAGCAAACCCTGCTTGCTGAGGAGCAATCTCTCTATCTAATGCTATTACCTCTTCGGCGAACTCTTTAGGTGCTCCAGATTTTATTGTGCTTACGGCTTCTGGGAAAATATCCTGCAACTGTCCTGGAGTGATCTCTCCTCTGTCAGAAAGGGTAGTAATTAAACCAACGATGCCAGATGTCTCAAGTATTTCGGTAATTTCACCTGAAGATAACCCAGAGCCACCTCCAATATTTACTGAAACATTACCTCCTGCACCACCTTGACCTCCAGTAGAGCTAACATCTGTACTTACTGGGCCTGTTGTAACTGCACCACCAGTAAGGGTTGTTGCTCCAGTAGTAAGCGAAGTATCTCCAGTGGACACGTCACCTCCATAAAGGTCACCTCCAGTTAATGTACTGTCACCCCCAGTTAATGTTGTGGCTCCTGTACTAACATTGGTATCTCCACCAGTAAGGGTTGTGTCTCCTATTTCAGAAGTAGATGAAGCGTCTGAGGTGCCACCTGTTGCGGTGGATGAACTCGTCTGGGTTGTGCCGCCAGAAGATACAAGCATCCCATTTTCGTATTGCTTCCCGTCAAATTCTCCTGTAAAATTAGGATCAAGTCCCTCATCTATAAGTCCGTTTAATTCTGCGTCTGTCATATTTACTGGCCCCACTACGTCTTGTTGATTTCTAGACTCTAAACCTAGTGCATTTGCTAAATTTCTAATTCCAACTCCTTGATTAATTAATTCTTGGGCTCTTTCAGCCATTCCTTCTGGAATAAAAACACCAGTACCAGGGGGAAACTCCATCATTCCACCACCACCAGTTGTTGTTTCTGGCAGGTCAATTCCTTCACCAGTTGCTGAATTTACTGAACTACTATCAGTACTAGTGGTAGTATCAGTACTACTATTAATATTAGTATTGCTACTAGCATCAGTAGTATTGCTGCTATTATCCACAGGAGCGCCTGACTCGTCCACAAGTTCTGGAACAAAACCTGGCGTACCTGTACCTATTGTAGATTGTCCTGACTGTCTCCTTATTTCATTAATCCTTGCTAGTTCATCAATTGTAACAACCCTTGAGTTTTCTCCAATTCCAATTCTTATCCCTGGAATCGTTCCTATTTGTTCACCAGCTTCATTGCGTTGAACAATAGTAACAGGTGTACCCATTTGTTGTTCATCTGTGCCACTATAAATACCGTCAGCTATCCCATCTCCATCTTGGTCTTCGTAGCTTCCCTTTGACATTTCAGAAGCTCTAATACCAATTAGATCTAAAAAACCTCCAAGATCACCTAGACGACCTAAAGATGTCCCACTAAATATTCCAAAAGGATTTTCAAAAAATGGCTCCCTTTCGTACCCGTAAAGCTCTTCAAACTCTTCGTCGGTAAGATCTTCGTAGTCGTCTTCGTAATCGTTTGCCATCTTTATCCTTCTAGTGTAGGGCTACCCAAGCTCCACCAGCATATCCATAGAATTTGCTAGCCGTTGTATTGTAAATCATTTCTCCATTAACGGGAGAAGATATTGCATTCATCTGCGTAGTAGTCATACGTGGCATGATTACACCACCCGTTGTAGAAGAGATTTCTGTTCTGCCATCTCCTCTTACTGTAAATTTGTCAGCACTATTAGCATTAAATTTTAACCAGTAACCGCCTGTTAGAGATCCAGTTCCTGCGTGGGTTGCTTGTATAATGCCAGCGTCGGACTCAAAGTTTGTTCCACTGCTATTTATTACAATGCCTTTGCTAGTATTTGAGGAACCAACAACATTGACTTCTACATCTCCAGCTACCGTTAATAGGCGACTTGGCGACGCAGTTCCAATACCTACGTTTCCACCATCAGGCTGAAGGGCTAAGGATTGTGCGCCTGTTTCAGCGTTGTTAGTTGATTGGATTGTAGAGTATTGAGCAACGCCACTTTCAAAATATGAGCCAAGAACTAATCGTTGGTCGGTGTTGTCTATACC